CTGATATTGTCTCCGAGTAAATCAACGATAATATCGGCTGGCGAGTTTATTAACTCAAGCGCTCCGTTTCTTTTCCCTGCCACATAAGCCATGATAACATCCTTATCTGTCAGTGTGACTGAAGAGCTTAACACAATTGAGCCGTCTTGAAGGTTTGCCTTCCAATTGTCACTTATCTGATTAACCCCGTTTATCTGGACAGCCGAGATATCTTTTACGGCGTGGTCAACAAATTTAATTTTCTTCTTTGCGGCGTCTTCAACATAGCCCGTGATCCAGCTGTAGCCATATAGGACCGGGATATATTCATCATTAGCGTTTTTATTGAGCGTTATATTTGAGTCCAGGCAAGCAAATGGGTCAAGGAAAGAAAACTGAATTATATCCTGCTCAATTCCTATCTCACTTATCAATCCGCCAGAGAAGGTGAAGAAATCATCTATAGATGAAAAGCTTCTATCTCCAAAAACCAGACGGCATTTAGCACCGAGAAAATTAACCGAGCTCAAAAGCGAGTCAAAAACGCCGGTCTGGCCATCTTTCATATTAAAGATAGAAACCTCGCCTGTAATTCCAACGAGCCCCGGCTTATAAAAGGGCTGAATAACTTTTTGATAAGAAAAATTATCCGCCTTCAATGTGCCGTGATAACAGGTATAAGAGTCAAAAGCCGAATGAGCTTCCGAAGTCCAGCAATAAGTCGTTGAGTCGGTCTCCACAATGAAAGCAAAGACAAGCTGAAGTTTTGAATTTCTGGCGAGATAATCAAGCTTCTTTTCTGAATACCAATCTGCCGTCGTGGCGTTTATCGTTATAGCAGAAGATGAACCCGCTCCGTTGTAAGCTTTGACCCTAAATGTGTAGCTGGTATTTGAATTGAGGCCCGAGATATAAGCAGATGTAATTTTGCTTGGCACCCTGACGATTTCTGTATCAGAAGAGTCAAGTATAATATAGCCATCGACCACCGCCCCGCTGGTCGGAGCTTGCCAGCCGATAATTACGCCATCTGAAAAAGCCTTGAGCTGGACGCCATTACTCGGTGCGTTTGGAGCTCCATATTGCGTGACAATCAGCTCAGAAGAATAATCAGAATAATATTCACCAGCCTTCACGCGGAGTTTATATTTATATTGCTGTGCCGCCGTCGCCGTGCTATCTCGATAGAATTCCTGATTAAGCCAGGTCGTGTCAAGCAGAGAATAGCCCGCCCCCGCATCTCGCCAGATTTCAATATAATCTCCCTCAAGTGATATTGATTGCCAGGTCAGGTCAATACAAATGCCGTGAGGATAGCCCTGAAGCGATTGAGGCGGGGGTAAAACATCATAAGTCGTTGCTGAAGCATAGCCAACTATACCCGATACAGTCAGGTCAAAATAAACAACTGAAATTGCAAAATAATAAGCGGTGCTTGCTTGAAGATTATCAACCGAATAACTCGTCGCCATGCCGTCAATCGTTGTAAGATAGCGTACGCCCTGCCCCGATAGGCCATAGTAGATTTTTATTTGATAATAAGCTCCGTTATTCTGCCAATCAAGCCTGATAGTATACGGGCTTGTTGGTGTGGCGGTCAGGTCAGATGGTGGAACTTTTCCCTGCGACATTTTTATCTCGTCTCTATCAAATCCGCTGAAACCGTCCAATAATTAACATAAACATAATTTATCTCTGGCGTCTCTGAAAACCTCGTAAAGGTCGTTATCGGGTGTCCAACAATCTGGCTGTCATCATCGCTTTCAATATAGAAGGGCACAGATGTCGTGTTCTCGGTAATAATTTTTTGAAGCATTGTAACATCATCAGAGCTTGTAATCCGTGCTGTTAAGCTCCAATTCCGCAACGACGGTCTGGATAAATAAAAGCCAACGATATTGTAGCTCGTGTCATATATATCTTTGATATTTACCTTTTCTGAAAACTCCGTCGGTTGAAGCTCTAAATCTTTTCCCGCTAACCAGATTGTCCCGATTTCAAGATAGTCTGCTGAATTTCCTGTATCAGCAATGGCAATTTTAGCATAGCGGTTTGTATAATTCGCCCCGAGGTTATACATCTTATCTTTGACCTGACTTCCCGTCAGGCTGATTTGAGTGGCTCCAGAAAAATCCGAGTTATCCGATAGATAAAGCGTAATTTGAGCGTTATCAGTCAGATTAGAGCCGAAAATACCTATTGCCGTAATGATATCCGCTATGCCAAAATCAATGCTGATATATTCAGAAGTTTTTCCCGTCGTTCGCCACTTCTGAGTCGGTGAGGTGGAAATCGCATTTATCGCCGGATAATTTACGGCCTGGCTTGAATAACCAAGCACAGACGCCCCGCTCTTAAACGCTCTATTTCGCCATATGTTAATTTTCATTTTTTCTCTCCCTTATATCGTTGCCCTTATCATGTCGAGCCGGATTTCTCCCGTTTTCTGGGCGAGATTGAATTTCTGGATGATTTCTTTTTTTAGGGTCGAATTTCCGATTTCCAAACTGATGGGGACCACAACAGAAACGCCGCCTCCTCTGCCCGCCCCAAGCTCAGAGCGGATGATCTGGCGCAGCTTGTTTTCCGGAAGCAAGATTTCCGTTCCCGCCTCTCCGACCAGGTATGAGCGCCCGGTCTCGGAAAGCAATCTTGTCGGTTTTTCGAATACAGCGCCGGTTGCAAGCGGAATAGGTTGAGCGGCGATGAACGCCGTCTTCGCCGCACCCATGGCAGCAACTACCGCCGCCAGCCCGAGGTTTGGCAGTGCTTCCGTAACCGCCCGAGCGGTTTCTATAATCGAGGAAAATATGGCGACCGCCTTTTCTTCTTTTGCTGCCTTTCTCTTGGCCTCTGTTTTTCTGATTTCGTATTCTGCCTCTAATGCCTGGATAGCCTTCTGTTTTTCTTCCTCGTTTGTAATAGTTTTTTCTATCGTCGCCAATCGTTTTTTATATTCATTTTCAATCCGTATTTCCTCGTTAGCGTGAATCTGAGAAAAAATTGCATTGAGCCCCTGAATAACATTTTGGATATGGCCGATCGCATTATTAATTTTGTCTTTACTTGATGTAATTGCATTGATTATTTTATTCCAGCCCGAGACAACCGATTTTTCTATCTGGGGCATCATATGGGGTAAGCCCTGAAAAGATTTCTTTGTCTTTTCCAGCGAGGCGATAATTGTAATCGATGCCACCTGTTCGCCGAGCGTCAGCTTTTCTATCTCGTCCTGAACGCGCGCCATAGCGTTCCGATATTCCGCCGCCGATATTACGCCCCTTGAAAATGCCTCATTCAATATTCTTTGATATTCAATCAGCTCTTTTAATTTTGCCTGAAACGGAAAAATCGCCTTGTATATATCATCATAAGCTTTTTTCAAATCTTCTTTTTCTTTCTTTGCCTTTTTTTCTTGCTCTAATAATTCCTCGGTCGAAATTCTAAGCGGTTCTATTCCCTGAGTATTAAGAAATTGAAGTTTCTTAATAACTTCTGGCCCGGCCACATCTTCAAACGCCTTCTTAACCTCTTTTCCAAACTTCCCCATTGCAATCGCCTGAATGGTAGCGACCTCGCCCACCTCATTGAAACTTTCCCAGAGTTTATCTGAAAGTTCAGAAAGCGATTTAAACTCTTTTGTTGACGTTTGACCGAGTGCATATAATCGCCGTTGTATAATTTCCACAACACCACTGAATCCACCAAGGGAAGCCGACAGAGAATTTATTACCTTTTCTAATTCCGTAACATCGGAAGAGTAACCGCCTATTCTTGTCCTGAGTCTTTCAAGTTGTTCAACCATCCAGGCCGCAGCCTGGACGGCCGCAGAAGCAAATTGAGCAATCCCCGCCATCCATTCTTTTATCTCGGGGATCATTCGAAGCAGCACGAGCCGAATTTCCGCAATCGCCCGCCTGAAATCTTCATTTTTAACGATTGCATTTCCCACCTCTTCCGCGAGATCGCCTATCGTGTTTTTCAATTGTGCCATTGTGCCGGCAAATGTTTGCGTTTCTGCCTCTGCCCGTCCATACATCGCCGCCAGCTTTTCCAGAACAGCCCTTCTTTTTTCTTCCGCAGAAAGATTCTCGTCTATCTTAATCCCATAGCGTGTCAGAACCGCCGTATTCCCTTCAACCGCCTTGGCGACAAGTAACGCCGCCGATTGAAGGTCGGTTCCCAGTACAGAAGAAAGCCCTATCGCTCCCTTAATCGCCTGCTCCAAGCCCTCACGATTCAATCGGGTCATCTGAACGAGAAGCGCCTGAGCACCCAACACGGCCTCATCGCCGAAGGTGGTTGTGTTTTGAATTCTTGACGCCAACTCCTTGAAATGTTGGACGTTTGCAGAAACTTCTCTTCCCGTCAATCGGAGAGAGGCAGCCAGCCTTTTTTCTGCCGTTTCCTGTCCTTCCGCCGCCTGAATCACCGAGGAAATAGAATTCTTCAGCGCCGCCAATCCCTTTTGCACGAGGTTGGCAGCAATAACACCCGCTGATATTTGCCCCCAGAGCGAAGAGAAAACAGAACTCGACTTTTGCCCTTTTTCACTTACAGAATCGATTTCTTTCGATACCGTCTGGATTGATTTAATCGCTCCAGAGGCATCGGCGGAAATCAAAAATTGAATATCAGCCATTTTGATTGTCCTTAATTTTGTCGGAAATTATTTTTTGGCTCGCCCAATATAGCGTTTCCAGAATTTGAGCCGCAATCTGGGCGTCAATTTCAGATTGAAAATTCAGCCGCAGCCACTCAGAAGCGGTAATACCACTCTCAAGACAGAACGGTCTTCCAAAACTGATGAACCAGTTGAGAATTTTCTTTTCAAACTCACTCATCTCGGCCTCTATTTTCGCAAGCTGACAATTAGGGCAAAGTTCTTTTTCATCTTCTGCATCGTGCCAATGCTCACTCTCCCGCAAAATCGACCGCCAGAATTCAGCCTGCAATTCGGCATATCTGGCTATATTGCGAAAAAATTTTTTGAGTTTCCAGCAAACTCGATTATCTTCATCATCACCGAAATGTTTTCATTTTTGACTTTCCAGCGGAAAATTGCATCGGGCAGGTATTTGAGCTTGTTTTCTTCTGTGCAGGGAATATTTTCTCCGTCATTTTTCAGGTCCCAGTCAACGATAGCTTCGAGCGCCAGTTGCTTCAGGATTTCAGAATTTTTTTCGCTTTTGGCATCAGCAGCCAGCTCTGGCATCAGTGGCTTGAGCGTGAAGGTAACCGTAAGGGGAAAATCAGCATCAATCTCAATCGTTAGATCGGCCGTGGCCCTGATTTTCCTGACGTCCATCATTCACTCCTTATGTGAGATATGAAGCAGAAGCAGTGTTGGTGATATCAACATAGATTGGCTTTGTTTTTCCGGTCATTCCCGCCGGAGCAGTATCCGCGACCAGGCCCCGCAAAACCACCTTCGCCGGAATAACTTTCGAGTCAGCATATTCCACATCTTCGATGACAAGGCGAGGAAAAGAAAAAACTTTCTGGTAGTAATAGGTAGAGGCAATAAGTGAGCCCTGGAAAGTAATATCCATTTTTTTTTCATTTCCAACAACCCAGTCCTGAAGATAGGCTTCGGTAATAGAGCTAATCCGTGGAAATTCAAGCGTGACCTTGACCACAGGCTTATCAGTTTCGAGCGGTTCGAGGATGTACGTGCCGCCGACCGGAAGTTCAGAGTCAAGCTTTCGCTCGAATTCTATCGTCAGGTTTTTCACTTGCACCGAATCAGAATCTGATAGCGCTGCACCAGATTGAGCGTTGATTCTTACTTTGCCCTTGTAGAAAGCGGCTCTTTCCTTCAGGTTTCCTGTTTCGGTGACGGCGGCGAGTGAAGTGATAACCGCCGAATTATCAATCAGGTGACTACCACGGCAACCGATAGACAGCTTGAGTAATCCATTATCAATTGACCAAGATGCTTTTTGTGGTTTCACGCTCGGCACCACGTGGATTTTCGATCCTCTCTGTGTGGCATAGGTTGCAAACAATCCGCTGATATCAGAAACAGGAGAAAGGGCGTGCAGATAAGCGGTTGTTGCTCCTTGCTGTTGGGTTGTGTCCTGACCAAAAAGAAGAGCAAGAAGCAAATTTTCCAGCCCGTCATAGTGGTAATGGAAATCAAGCGTGAAATCGACAGGCTCATACGGCCCGGCCGTCAAGTAGCCTTCAAACGCTCCCATGACCTCATCCTCAAGCATTTTGAGTTTCGCCTGAGGAGCACCAGGGTTGAGCGGCCTAATTCCGGCGCCCGCCACGTTGACGTTGACCTCGGTTCCCCAAGTTGTTGCCTTTTTCAAGGCAGAAATATTAAGCCTTTGTAATACGCTCATTTTTCACCTCTCTGTTTTTTTTCTTTCTTTTCTTCTTTTTCTTGCTCAATTTCTTCGCATATCCCCTGAGAAATCCAGATCTTCACGACGTTTTCGGGGATATGAAATTCTCCTGTGTCGAATTCAAAGCCTGTGTCAAAGAAACCGTACTGCGTGGCGTGAGAGCCACCCGTCCATCGTATTTTCATTTTTTCCTCCTCTTAGTAATATTCGATTATCGTAATTCTCACCCGAAGGTCGAAGAACCCGAACCCTTCGAGCGAGAGATAACCTTCGTCAGTAATCGGCGGCTCGAGAAACTCAACGTTGACCGCCAAGCTTCCAAGCGAGCCAGAAACCTGAGAGCGAAAGTCAGCAAAGATAGCTCTCTTGATGTCGGCGATACATTTTTCCATCACCGCTATTGTGTCGGTATCGTCTTTCACGTATCCCTTCACAGACACATCAAACTCTTCAGTATATTCCACGAGCGGCCCGGCGTTGCCCGTTGGTTCTGCTTTTCCATCTGACCCCGTGAAAACCATATAGCACGGATAACCCGGTGCCTCTGCCCAGTGCACAAATCGCCTCGAGACCGAACCGGGTGAATAAAAATAATTCGGTGCCTGAATAGATTGCAGAACCGTAACTATTCGGTCCAAAACCTGAAGCCGTTTTGGTGTGTCTGGCATTTTCTCACCTCGTCGTAAGTTTCAGAGCCGTTTCAAAAATATTTTCTGGCGACAGCATTTTCTCAATCTCTCCCCGTCGCCGGTTCATCACCGAAGAGAACCAGTTTGTTGCTGGAATTTCCACCTCGTCCTTCAAAACAAAAAGCGGAACCAGGTTTTTTCCCTTCCTCTGGCAGTAGAGCACGTTCCCCTTCTTTGACCTGATGAAAAACCCATCGGGATAATAAGAGATATAGCCCTTTGTATCGCCAAGAGGGATTGTCAGCATTTTATTTTTTTTGCGAATCGTTCCGCCCTTGTCCTGAACATATGCGTAGACGACATTCTTCGCTCTTCCCACGCCCGTACCGACAGCGCCATCAAATTTTTCTCCATGCAAATTCAAAGTAAAATCAATATTCCTGCTCAGTTGTGCCGTCTTTCCGCCCTTTTTTCTGTTGCCCGTCTTTCTGAGTGTTGAGGCCGATTGCTTGAGCTCCTTCACGCTATCCGCCAACCATTTTGTCATCAGATACTTCATCGCCTGCCTGAAATTCCCAAGTGCCTTAACTCGTTTTGAAACTTCAATCTTCATAAGACCGGCCTCCGGTAATGGTTCAGGATTGCATGCTGATAAGGATTCAATTGAAACTCTTCTCGCTTTGTAATTGAGCCGTCCGGAAAACTTCGGCTTGATTCACCCCAGCTCTTGTCCTTGTAAGTCTTGAGGGCCGCAGCGATGAGTTCCAGGGCGACTTGCTTTAGGTCAGCAAGCTGATTATCGTCATAGCCCGCCGTATAGCTCAGATAATAACTGACCAGTGGAGAGAAAAGAGAATATTTCGAGACTATGCCATAGGTCGTGACATAGAAATCTTCATCCTCAATGTAAGCCCATCCGTCCGAATCGGTGAGGGATGCAACCGAGACAACCGGATAATTCTTCGGGAAAAGAAGTCTCTGGTGTCTGGCAATTGTGATTTTTTCATTACTATAATCCGACCTCAAAATCTCACAGCCGAGCTCTTTCTTCAGAAACTCAAAAACCGCATCATTGAGAAAAGAGATCACAGAATCCCATTGAGTCGACGTTTCCCCGAGATATGTTTTGATTTCGGTCAATGTTAGGAGTGCCATTGTTTTCTCCTACCTGGTCTCATCATTTTTGTTTCATACGCCCAGCCCATCTTAAGAAAATGCATAGCCAGGGCGGAGGGGAGAGCATATGCCCTCCCCTTCTGATAATCCTTGCCCTGGTAATTCAGGTCAATATGCATCACGACCACTATTTTCATCAGCTCTTGATTACAACGTTCACTAAGGCTTCTCCACGCACCACACCGCCGCCTGTCCGTTTTGTCGCGAAGAAAGCGATTTCCTGAGTAGCCGCATAGAGCTGATCGGCAACCAAGACTTCAATCCCCTGTCTGTCGACAACCCAGAATCCGCTCTTGAAGTCACCGAAGGTTGCCACAACAGCGGAGGCGGCAATATCATCATAATCGGGGCACTCAATCACGGGCCTACCGTATATGGTTCCGGGAGCAGCTCCGGTCGGGTCGGGCACAAAGAGATATCTATTCTGAGAATCTTTCATCAACCTGATTGCCTGCAGTGTGTTTCGGTTCATCGTCCATACGCCGTTCACAGCATAGGGGGTGGGGATGGAGTGATAAGCCTTGATTACATCGTCAGCCGCTAGGGTGCCGGCCGTTGCCGTGGTGTAGGTGGTGACGTTAGTATCAACCGTAACACCCTTCGGTTCACCGGTTCCGGAGCCCTTGACAAACTTCGTGCCTTCTAACTTTCCGAAAAGCTCACCGAACCATTCAGCAAGGAGAGAATCAAGATTGAAAGCATTGTCCTGAAGGAGTTCCTTCGAAACCTTTATTGCCCGGGTGAATTTGTAGGGAACCAACTCCACCTGCCCAAAAGTCATATCGGCAGGAGTAATTGTCCCCGCCTCGGCGGTAATCGAAGCATTGCCGTATCCCGATGCTCCGATGGTTGGCACAAGCAGCGAGCGACCGGAAATGGCAACCACCCTGGACACAGACCGGATGGGAGAAAACTGAATCAGCGCCCGGTCAATCTCGCCCGCCCATTCCTTGGGAGCAAGATAACCGCCAGCGGAGTCAGTCCCAACCACAAGGGTTTTCCTCTCCTCGGGTTCAAGGGGCTGGTTTCTCAGGTATTTCCGGAACGCTTTCAGGTGGTCAGGCTCAACCTTGACTTCCTGGACGCCCGGCTTTCTGAACTCAGCAATTTTCTTCTCGAGTTCATCAATCCGAGCGTCAATTTTTTCAGCACGCTCTCTGAATTCAGACTCGTTGAGCCTTTGTGCCTTCATATCCTCAAACTTTTTGGCGAGCTCTCTCCTGAGCTCTTCAATTTCCTTTTTGATTACCTCATCCATTTTTTCACCTCACAAAAAATTTTTTCGACGGCCGTTTCTTCTGTGGTGGCAAGGCCGGCCACAGGAAACGGTGTCAGAGTTTTTGAATATATTCACGGAGAGCCTTTAGCTCCCTCGTGATTTCTCCAATCGTTTTTTCTTCTTCAAGCTGTTTTTGGTGTTTGTTAAGATGTGCCTCCGCCTTCGCCCTCAATTCCTCGGTTGAGATTGAATCCGTCACCGGCTTAATCTGGTTCATCCTTGCCAGGGCGTTTCTGAAGTGCGGCATATCGAGAGAAGATTTTTCATCCGGGTCTTTCACATCCTTTGAATGGTGGGGCAAATGCCTTGCCCTCTTATCCTCTGTCTCGCCCCGCTTGTAGGCGGGCTCGATCACGGCAAAAGCAGCGTCGGGGAGTGAATTGATATACGCTACCGTCCATTCACGCTTAATCACATCCATCTTGGTCAGGTCAATATCAAACTCGGTCAGACAATAATCCGCCCAATCATCCCGGCCTTTAACAACTTGTACCTGTGCGAGTTCATTAGCGGGAAACAGCACCAGACTAACCTCATAAAGCTTGCCTTCGGTGATGACGTTAGTTCCGTCTTTCAATTTTTCCTGATTGATTACATCAAAGCCGATTGATAGCCCTTTAATCGCACCCTGAAGCATTAACGCCCTCTTTTCCCTTCCCTCTTGGACCTCAAGGTTTAACTCTCCCTCACACAATAACCCGTAATCATCCTCACTCAAATTAACAATCCCGATCGGATTCCTGATATCATGCGACCAGCAGAGAGGAAAGGGATTCCGCTCCTGAATTGATTTTCGAAATGCACCCTTCTGGATAATATCTCCTTGCAAATCTTTCACGCCGTAAACCGAGGCATAGCCGATAAACCTCCCCGCCTCATCGGGCAGCTGCTTAATTTTGAATGAAAAGTTTTTAAGTATCATTTTCAATCCCCCTTATTTCAAGACGGCGGGAAAGATTGAGCAAAGACAATTAATCACATTACCCGGACTTCCAGAAGGGTCGCCCGGATATTCCAACTCTTCCCCGCCAACCAAAAATTTCTCTTCAAGCCTTATCGGATTATCTTCATAGCGGTTAGCCGCTTCTATATGCTCATCTCGTGACGTTTTAATGCGAGCCGACAGCCAGCCCTTGCCATCTACAAACTCGGTTTCTTTATAGCCCTCAAGCTGCGCCCAATTCTCAATCTTCGCCGATTCCGTCCTCGCAATCATTCTCGCCCGCCACGGGGCAAATATCCCCTCGCTTTCCCAGATGGCCTGAGTTAATTGCTCAACCGTCCAATTTTCCTGGTCCGCCCTGATTATCTTTTCTTTTATCCTCTCAAGGGTCGTCCGGCTGATTTTCGTTCCGCTATCAAAAATCAAATGAGCCAGCTTTTCAGCCTCTTCATCCGTCATCTCATCCAGCACGCCCTTCTCTTGATATTCATAAAGCAACCCCTTCGTTGCTGAAATTCCCGCCCTAAAGCCGTGAGCAAAATGCTTAAGATAAATCTCTTCAGTCAGCTTATGATATCTCTTTGCCTCGTCTTTCACATCCAGCAACTCCGTCGCCCTTGCCGCCATCCTGACCGTGCCGAGTTCTTTTATTCTTTCAATCGCTCTTCTCGTCTGGCTTTCAAGATAATTTTCAAGCAAGGGAATAAAGCCCTTTTCTTTTGCTTTCACCCGGTCATAGAAAGAATACCAGAGGGAGTCCCGCTCGGATTTATTCCGCCACCTTGTAATATCCGTCGGTGTGATTATCGCCGGAGCTTCCTTCTTGACCGCCGGCACACCCTGAGCCTTGACCGGTTCTGTGTTGACCGTGGGAATCAAGTTCGCTGGAATCATAATCGAATCGCCACCGGGGACAGGCGAATATCCCGTCGCCTCTCTCTTCTCATTGAGCGATATCCACCACGCCCGGTCAATGTAATTGTATCTTTCAGCTCTGTTCTCCTGCAGAGCCTCAATATTGTCTCGGTCATACGTCAGATATAGCGTTCTATCCCATTCAGCACAGAGCCCGTTACTCAGGCTTGTGAAAATTATATTTGCAAGCGGGATAATTGTTTCCTCATAGAAAGCCTTTCTTGCCTCCTGATAATTCGAGTAGGTTTTCTGCTCTGAATCACCAAGGAGTTCTGGCGGCACGCCGAACACGGCGCAAATTTCCCTCCTGTTCATCTTGATTGCATTGACCCAGTCCATGTCCTTGGGCGAGATCGAGATTTGTTCCCACTCGAGCCCGGCCTGAAGAATAAGATGCCGCCCAGCGTTGAGATAGCCCTCAAAATCCTTGAGACTTTCTTGAAGCGACCGAATCTGTTCGGGCGTCAGCTGTTGATTGGTCTTGAAAATCCCTTCGAGTCGCATATTGTTCTTCAGAAGTTTTGAATTCCAGATGTGGGCTTCGTTATCGACCTCAACCCCGAGCATTGCTATCTCAAGGCGTGATACACCAAGGAAGGGATGAAGGGGGTTAAATTCTTTGACATGAATTATATCGTCCGGTGTATATCTTACAGTTTGATTGCCGATTTGGTATCGATACTCGGTAATCTCATTCGTATATTGAACCGTAACAAGATCCGGGCGAAGCAGAGTCAGCGCTTTTGGTTTTCCTTTCTCCCCTGCACGTAATTTCAGAATGTAAGCGTTTCCTGCAAGAAGAAGATAAGATGCAGCCGCCTCCATGAATTGCTCGAAAGACATATAGTCAGAACTTGGTCTCTGCAACAGATCAAGGATTTCGTGTGTTTCAATTTCTTCTTTTCCGTTTTTGTCCTGACGGTACAGAAGGGGATCGAGCGAAGCGATGGAGCTTGCGATCAGCTTGACGCAGGAGAAAACAGTCATATTTTTGAAATAGCCCGCCCGGGCAAGTTCCAAAAAACCTCTTGCCCTTGCCTCGCCGTTCGCCATCGGTAGATAGAGAGAAAATCCATATGGGAAATATTGCACAAGCCCCTTATCTTTTTTTCTTTTCAAAAAATCAAATATTGACATTTTTTCTCCCCGTTATATCCAGACAACACTCGGGACAAAATAACTCCGGCAGTGAGTCGTAATCGCATACCTGACTGCCGATATCAGGTGGTCGTTGAACTGCACTGGCTCGTTGAGGAGATTTCCGCTTTTGTCTTTTCGCCAGACGTAACCAGAAACTTCTTTTGCCAGATTAGTTGAGCCCTGAACAATATGGATTTTTTTGCTCCTCAGGAAATCTATCCCCGACCTCACCGAGTCGGGCCCCTTTTCACTCGGTCTGGCATTGATTCCCATAAGGCAGAGTTCCTGAATTGATTTCGGTTCTGCCGAGTCAAAATAAATCGGCTGACTTCCGATTCCCATCTCGAGAAGAATTTTCCCCAACTGCTGATTCGTAAGCCCCGTCTGATATAATTTTTCCTCGACCCAGAATTCATCAGCCCTGCGGTAGACCTTCACCACGGCGGCCGGGTCAACCGAATAGCCGAAATCTCCGCCCCAGAAAACCTCATCAAACCCAATCTCTGGAAGCTCAACCACATCCCAGCTGAATATCTGTCCCGCCAGATGAGCCCATTGACCAAGCCGGTAAATTTTCCAAAGAGCCTCGTCTATGAGTTTCAATTTCTCAAGCTGCTCTCTGTAAGCTTCCCTTACTTGCCTGATAGGATTATCATCTATTGTTGAAACGTGAACCGTAGCATCTTTTCTCTTCTCATCGAAAAACATTTGCTTTATCCACGCCGCCCTTGCCTCATCAGGGTTAAAAGTTAAAATCGTCTGATGATAGCCCGGCCCCGGTTCACGCAGGCACAGGTCAGCAACCAGAAAGTCATCTCTGCTAAACTCCGTCGCCTCCTCAATCCATATGCCCGTTATCCCCTTGATTGATTTTATTTTCTCTGGATCATCCAGCCCCTCAAACAGCAATTCGTTCCTTTTCCCATCCGGCGAATTAAAAACTATTTTTCTATCCGAGGAATAATACTCAAACTTAATATTATTCTCACTCAACAAGGCCTCAAATATCTTTATCACGCTCTCTTTAAGCGTCCTGCGAATTTTCCGCATTACTAAAAATCTATGCCCGCCCTCTTTCATCGCCCTGTAGAACAACTTTCTGGCCGCAAATTCAGACTTACCTGAACCACGCCCGCCGCATAGCACGAGATACCTATGCGAGTCGTCAAGTAAAGGCTGAAATGATTTTGAAACCGTTATCTTCATTTCTTCTCTTTTGTCTCGATAACTTCAATTATGAGCTTGTTATCAGGAGTTCCAACCTGACCAGAAAGCTCGTGATAAGAGCGGTCTCGCCACAGGTCAGGCCTTCGGTTCTTCAGCCAGAATATCATTGCCGTCGTATCGCCGTTCATTGCCTTTTCATATAGCTTTTTTGCCACCTGGCAGTCAGCCTTTATTTTCCCCTTTTTTAAGGCGTGCCAAAACTCCTGATTATTTTTATACCTCTCCAACGTCCGCTCCCCGATCCCCAGAACCAACGCTATGTCCTCATCCGTCAGACCGAGAGCGGCAAGAGATTCCACCTGTCGAAGGTCAATTTTCTCAATTTTTGCTGGCCTTCCTCGCTTAGCCATGTTCCACCGTTGCCCTTATCTCTTCCTCCGGTATACCGACATAATCAGCATACCGAGAGATGATGATATCGCAATACTTCGGGTCAATCTCTATACCAAAACAGGTTCTGGCTGTTTTTTCTGCTGCGATAATCGTTGTGCCGGAACCAATAAAGGGATCAAGAATTGTTTCTCCCGGTGCCGTGAAATCGAGAATAATTTTTTCCAGCAAACCGACGGGCTTCTGTGTCGGATGAACCCTTTCTTTCAACTCTTCCTTTCTACTTCCAGCCCGGCCCCAGCCCCGCCAGAGATGTCTGTAAATTCTGGCGGGTTGGTCAAAAGAAGTCCATATAAGTTCACAATCGGCAAAATCATTACTCAATCCCTTATCCCTTTTGTCCCACACAAGCCAGCAGGAACTTTCCGGCAGTTTTGAAGCAAAATAATTGGCGCCAAAAAAAATTTGATTCCGCCCCAGATTCAGAAAAGGCTCAGGATTAAACGGCTTATCATCGCCGGCAATTTTTCGATATTTTTTACTATATCCAAGATAATCCTTTCTGTC